GACTATAGGTCTTTAGCTTCATCCAATGCAAATTTTATAAACTCATCCATATTCATTAGTGCGTATACTACCCTATCTGAGATAGGCATCTCTCCATCTTTATACTTATATACTAAATGATGAAGAAGCAATAGAGGATGCTAAAGTATGTGCATTGATAACGGTAAATAGAAATATTGAAATGCTTACTCAATTTTTTTTAAATGAAATGGATGGTTATATGCACGAAGCAAAATGTACTGTATCTGAACTTATTGAATACGAAGAAGAAGTTAAACAAGAAATAGAAAAGTTATAAACTATCATCCTCTTTGTCGAGCCGACTCAGACTTAAACCCATTTCTTTAGCGAGGACTGGGTTTTCTTTTTTCCATATAAAACCATAAGCTTGTTTTTGTTTACCATTAAAACAATTTTTTATAGCAGTTGATGAAGATATATTCAACTCTTTCATTATATCAGAGTAATACGAATACTCACAAATTTTTACCATATTCAAATCATATTGAACAATTATATAATCTTTAGGTAATTTAACTAACTTTTCTGAATAAGACCAACAAAATCCTCCACAAGTTTTTCTGTTTCCTATAGCACAATGATTGATAGATGCTCTATCTATACCAGTATCTCTACTAGCTTCTGCTAAAGAATTATATGTACATATATATTCACCAATTTTATTATATTTAGATACTTTCTTTTTTGATTTATCTACATTTGGATCGATATTATCACCATTAATATAGTATTTCCAAATAAATCCACAAGACAAATAATTACGTTCTATTGAAGAGTATATATTTTTTTCAGAAGTGTTGTAATAATATGAAACTTCTGCGACAGATTGCCATTTTTTCATAAAAATTCCATCAGCAGAATATTGCGAAACAGATTTAGAAGGACTACCATTATATTCACCACCATCAGATAAATTTGTTAGACATCCATTATTGTCTATCATTTTACCATATAAAGAAATCAATTTAATCTCTTCGTTAAGTGCTTCATCTTTTATTTTAGATTCAAAAATTATATCTATGGTAATATCTTTTTTACATCCATTGTAAATCTTCCACCACATAAAATTTCTCATATTCTTACGCAAATCTTTAGATCGTATGTATTTATCTTGATACTTACTACCAAAACCTATATAAAATATTTCATTAGTGTCGTTTCTTTTATGACTGTAGATATAATATGTTCTTTCCATACTACAAAGGTATGACAATTTCTACATATATTTTACTTACTTAATCTATCTAAACTTAATCCCATCTCTTTAGCTTCTGTTACGTTTAGCTCAACCCATTGATGATGCTCCCTGCACAATGATCTGAAGTATCTTACATCGGTGAGCAGACTACCTACCCTCCCCTTAGCGTGATGCAACTCAACCTCCCTACAATCACAAGTATAAAACTCACATATAGGATGATCCTTTAGATACTGGTCACGAACAACCCTATACTCAGCTAATTCTACTAACTTCTTATCTGATACACTTTTAATGCGTTTTAAGACACTTTTATCTTTCTGTGGTAGATTGGTTGGTTTAGGAGCTGATGTGCTCTCAGATGCCTTGTATTTAGCCCAGCATTCCTTACAAGCTTTAGGGTTAGCCTTCCACAGTAACTTATCCTCTTTGCAGAAACTACAAGTCTTTAGCTTCATCCAATGCAAATTTTATAAACTCATCCATATTCATTAGTGCGTGTACTACCCTATCTGAGATAGGCATCTCTCCGTCTTTATACTTATATACTAATTGTTTAAACTCTTTCCTGGTGAGCTCAACACCTATATACTCCTGAGTTGCTAGCTTAAGTTTCATTTGGTATTTGCTTGAGTTGGTTGTTGGTCCTTTATATATCATAAATAAAAATTAAAGGGGAATAAATAGTTTTATTACCCCCTCTGTAAACATTAAAAATATTAGTAACTGCTTCCGTTCATCGTATAATTGGGGAACTGAATGTTTACTAAAGATAACGGTTGGTTACGTTTGATTATACTTCTCTTAAAATGAAGCATTGACCTGATCCAATAGGAGTTTCACCTAAAGTTTAGATACTTAATTAAAAGTAACCGCCCCCATCGTATGGAAAATGGGTTTGCAAACAACATATAGCACGATAGTCTGGGGGCTTGAAAGTTACTTCTAAAATTCTTTTGAATCTAAGTGCCTTATAAATACATTGTTTGCACTACAAAGATACAAAAAATATTGATACATTTTAGAGGTCGTAAATAATCTGTGAGATGGCTGCTATGATGAGCAATATACCAGCTATTATGGTCTGCTCTCCTATGAGTGCCAACCCTGCTAAGATAGTAACTATTTTACTAATAATACTATCATCATTCTTTCCTTTGAATATAAACATAATCTTATTTGTTAAATGTTTTATAATAAAGTGTAATGTAATTCACTATTTAATGCATTTTATATCAAACAAAACTATATGTTGTAATAAAGTGCAATAAAAAGCTCTTATCTATTAAATGTTTTTTCATAATATTCTTCACCAAGCATATTTCTATGCTCAATAGGAAATCCATCTACTGCATCAATAATCTGTTGCTTTTCCATTTCTTTGGCTTTTAATAATTGCTTATCATACTTTGAAATAGTTTCTAAATCCATTTGTTGCAATAACCATTCTACTGCTGTCTGTTCCATAACTAATATTCTATTACTTTACTTAGTGTTGGTCTATATCTCTTTAATGACATCATCTTAGTTATATTAGAAGTCTTATTAACTACTAATCTTTCTTTCTTAATGAAGTAATTAATTAAGTCTAATGTAGTATCTACCTTTTCTGCTATGGTGAACTCAGTAAAACCCCTTTGGAATAAATCCCTAACTTTCTCCTTAACATCCTCTGGCATCAACAAGTATCTGATGTAAGTTTTTTCTCTAACATCCTTTCTAACGAAGGACCAGCTCATCGTATTTAATTCCTTGTTAACCTCATTTAAAACTGAATCAGGATTGTATTCAGGATTATCGATAATACTAACAATACTATCGTAGTAAGTCTTAAACTTAAGGTCTGTCTGATACAAATCTCTACCTGCATCTATAGAATAAATAACGGTTGAGTGATCAAAATTTAGAAACCAAGAAGCTAATGCCAAGCTCTTTCTCATCCTTGATGATGATACTGGTATGTTATCATAAGCATACATACATAATAACTTCCTTGCATCTACTAATTCTCTTCTCCTAGACCTGCTAACTAAGTCTGCATAGTCAATGTTACATAGTTCAGCAATGAGGAGAGCTAACCCCTCAATTGCTAACTTCTCCTCCTCTGTAAACTTATCTTCTGTATAAAACATATTATTATTATTTCACAAATTTATAAAACGCACCTACTAACTCAATTGTATTTAACTTAACCACATCTTCTACGGTAGCTCCATTAGTAAATAAAGAACCTTCAGATGAAGCTTTGAATGCTTTCTGAGCCTCAATCAATCCTTTAGTATCTTGTATTGACTTAACCTTTAATAAAGATGCTAATGCTGTAGCTTTTCTATCATCTAATGTTGCAGATGGTTTATTAACTGGAGCAGGAGAGCTCACCACAGAATCCCTTCCGTGAGTATTAGTAGAGTCTGCATCCTTAGTATCATCAATAAGAAACAAACCATTCAGAGCATACTTACGAGCATAAGAAGATGATGAACCAAATGACTGAGCTATATCCATACCTTTACGATTAGGATCAATACCAGCCTGAGCAGAAACGTGTACATAGTTTTCTCCATCATTAAAAGTAGCGATAGCCTCAACATATACCATACCATTAACCTCAGCTATATTGTCTGATATAGTTAGCGCACATCCGTACTTAGCCAATAAAGGTTTAACTGCCTCAAGAACATCTTCGCAGTTTCTGTACTTGTACTTCCCGAAAGAATTGAATTGAGATTTTGGAGCTTTTAACTCCGATTGAATTTTGATTAATTTTTCCATATTATTTCACATTTATTTATTGTTCAACAAATATAAACACTTTGTTGGTAAATGCAAAATATATTTGAAAATTTATTTATACATTGATCTTTGGGTAATCAATTCAGATTGTATTTCTAACTTTACTTTTTGGTAGTAAGCTACATCAGACTCTAATACTTTAATCATAGCATCTCTATTAATAAGCATCTCTCTCATTATATCTATAGCATCCTGCTGTGATTCTATAATCTTTCTTAAGGTTATTAGCTCTTCCATATATTATATATATTAGCTGTAGAGGGTTGATTCGAACAACCAAAAGGGGATTATGTATTCTCCTTATCCTTATCACAGTGACTGTGTGATGCGTATGCCAGTTCCGCCACTCTACAATTTTGCTTGTCTTTCCAAGCTGTCACCAAGTTTATTATAGCAGTATTTTAACTGCGGAAAACAATGGTTAAAACCAAGTAGTCAGTACAGGATTCGAACCCGCTTGAGGGCTTACGACCTCTGCTAATCTTTTTACAACTTCCAAGTTGCCACCTGACTAACGAGAGTTTTTCATTGCCACTCACAAGTGTTACCTATTCTTCAGATACCAATAGCACCCATTTAACATTGGGTACACCACGTTTTATCAGGGACTCAAAGTAAATACCTGCATTGAGTTTGATTAGTTGATTTATCAGGACTCGAACCTAAACAAACAGAACCAAAGACTGTTGTGCTACCATTACACCATAAATCAATATTCCACAAAGATACAATTTATTTAAATAACTTCAAAGAGAAGTAATCCCTCTTACCTGATGATCTCCTCCATACTACTTTACCACCTTCAAACTCCATTATCTCAGCATCTTTCATTAGCCTAGTGATGTTGTTCTTGGATAGCTGTTTAGCATCCTCTAAAGCCTTTATACCATCGTGTGCTTGTTGGTATTCAAGTAGGTAATGAAAGTCGTTCTCATCGCCTTTAAGTAAGCCTAATGACTCAGGACTTAACTCCTTATTCAATACCTGCTCATCATCTAATGCTGTAGGTTCTGGAGCTATACTTTCCAACATAGCAGTATAATCTTCGTAATCAGAATCAGTCTTACATAGCTTCCTTAAGTCTAAGATTTGTTTACCTGCCTTGCATATCTCTGCAAACTTTCTTGTTTCATAGTCTATCTTATCTGCTAAAGAACTATCATACTCTACTTCTTGAACGTGGAAGTAAACACCATTCACCAGTACGCAGAATACAGCAACCTTAGTTCCGCTCACCATCATCTGAGCCATCACTTGTTCCTTATATGGTTGTGTTATTCCTCCCTCCCATAGCTTATAATAATTATCTTCTGTAGTTTTTAACTCGATAGGGGTGAGCTCATCATACAATTCACCAGTAAACGGACTATAAGTTTCTCCATCGTGTAGTCTATCTATAGAAACAAACAATTGTGGGTATTTATCGTTTAATAAAAAGTAGTCTGCTTTCTTAGTAAATCTTAATGCTACATCTTTCTCTAAGTTAAGAAGAAAATCATCCTCATCAGAATCCCAGCTTTCCCAATAACTAGCCACTAAGCTCTCCATCTTATGACCACCTACAGACTTAGCTGTTCTCCAATCTGAGCTGTACTGATTAGTAAGATGTAAGAACAATCTATTAGGACACTTCCACTTGTTTGATCCAGTAGTAGTACCTATATCAGAAGCTCCAATCCTTGTTATATCTAAAGAGTCTAAGCCCTCAGTTTTTCTACGTTGAGCTAACCATTCATCGTGAGTCTTGCCAGTCCAATCTACTTTTTTGATAGCCATATTTTTTTCTCTTTAAATAATTTATTTATTTTGTTTCTTGACAATGTAATGTATTCACCATCTTCGCTCTTCCAAGTATCCAATGTATTTAATATCTTACCATTGTTAGTTGATCCGTGAGCCATCCACTTTCCTTTAGGACCATAGAAGTAATTCTGAGTGTAAGAGTTCTTAGCATCTAATAGCTCTGTGTTTATGGTGAGCTCCTCTTTAACTACTTTCTTCTTTGCCATTATATTTCTCTAGCTAATAAGTTATCTTCTTTCTGGTAAGCATTAACTATACTTATCAGTTTATTTGTTTCTGTATGGAGATTATCAGCTACTAATTTATAATAGTTATACTTAGTGTACATCGCATCGTAACCCTCCTTAGCTTCCTTAACAGTATTAACAAACTCCATTAGCTCATCATACCTTTCAGTACCCTTAAACTTAATAGCTCTTTCCCATAGCTCATCGTGAACTATAGACAAATCTACTGATTTTTTTAATAGAATCAAATTCTCTTCCTCGAAATACTTATATGCAGAAATCTTATCCTGCAAATCATCTACAAACTTTTTATAACTGCTCATTAGGTTTATTTAAAATGTAAAAATCTTTAAAATCAAAAATACCAAATCTAATATTATAATCATTTCCAAAACATACCCAGACTCCATTATCACAAACTTCTAATAGTGTAATCAATACCATCTTATAATCATTACTTTTAGATTTTTTATATTTATAATATAATTTATCGCCAACAATAGGTTTATTAAGTGAAGAACATCTTGTGTACTTTAATCTTTCTTCTTTCCAATTATTCATATATTTATATTTAAAATGGTGATTCTAATTGATTACTTAATGGACTCTTTTGTTCGTGCCAACTTGATAATGGCATTGGTGGCATCTTATTTATATTCATAGTATCGTTAAAGTCTTTCATTTTATCTCCACATCTCCATCTCTTATGTATATCGTAATCATCTTTCTCGTAGAGCGTATGTGAGTCTGTATCAAAGAACAATTCAAAGTGACCTAACTTACCTACACCAAATGGTTTAGTCTTTTGACAGATGATCCACATAGCATTCTCAGGGTATGGCATACCAGTTCTATCACTCATTCCATAAGGCAATCTATGTATACCAATCATTTGGAATCCTGCTCTCCAGAAACTCTGACCACCAGCCAATCCACTTGGATGAGGCTTAGGCATATACTCTATACCAGTTTCCTTATCTAATATAAGATCCTGACCTGCAAGGTGAGCTACCAATATGGTATGCATATTCATCTTCTTAGATGCAGAATTAATAAAGCTTAGTGTACCTAATACATAATCAGCAATTGCTTTCCTATCCTCAACTTCCTCTCTATCAAGTAGATTGAATGGATCTATACATAATATATCTACCTTAGTGTTATATTCCTTCTGAGCTAAGTGTACTTGATTGAATATATCCTTAACAGTAAATCTCTCTAATCCTTTGGATGAGAATGGCTCGTGCTCCAATATTATAAAGTGCTCATCTATAAATTCTATAGCTAAATCAATCTCCAATGTAGACACTTTGTAAGCACCCTTACCATACAACTTCTTACCAACATAAACTTGGATCAGATTCCATACGATATCTTTCTTTGTTCCAGACTCAGGAGAATAAATACATATCTTCAAACCTTCGTTCTTAGCTAAGTGTATTAAGCTCTCCGTAACAAATACAGTTTTACCTTGATGTGGATGAGAATATAAGTAAGTAGTATATCCTGGCTTAAAACTTATTCTGTCATCACCATTACTCCATCCGCAGCTATAACCCTTTTTGAATGTTTCAAACTGAGCATTGTAAACCTCATCACTAAATTCTTTTACTTTAAAATACTTTTTAGTTGCCATTAAAATCTGTTATTAAGTTGTCTTATATATTCTTTTCTTTCATTTTCTTTTTTTCTATTGTGCCAATATTCTAATCTAAGTTTTATATTGAAAGTTGTCCTTGTTTCAAATAATAATTTAGTACCATCCATTTGACACCAATATTGAAAAAATTTATTTAACATATCACTACCATAAGTATCAAGATAAGGAGCTAATAAATATTTAAAATCTTTTACTCTTTCTTGTATTGTTTTAGTTTTAGGTATTTCATTTTCTAAAATAGCTACAGCATTCTCAAATGATATTAACTTTCCTTCATAATTAATGTCTATATTAAATGTGTTAACAAACCTTCTGAGTAATTCTAATTGTATTTTAGTTAGCTTTTTCATTATATATAAGTATTAACAAATATTGGCGTTTGATCTCCTACATAAGCACAGAAACAATTGTATTCTAAAAACTCTATAGCCTCCTCTTCATCCATATCTCCTGATTCTGCTAATATTCTTATCATAACCTCTTTTGAATAAACTAATTGACCATTATCTGTTAATCCTATTATAGCCTTATCATAAGAATCAGGATCTCCATCAAAACCATCAGGCTTTAATGCTAAACATTCACTTGCTATTTCTAAAACAAGTTCTAAATCTACTTTGTGAGTATTCATAATTAAATTGGTTTATAGTAATTGTTTACACTAATTCCTTCTTTCTCTTCGTTCTTCATAATAATCTGAACATTAAAAATAATTGCACTAAGATGATCCTCATCTTGCTCAACTCCATTATACAAGTTCATCTCAAACTTAGCTAAGTGTCTATGTAAGCTCTCCAATGCAGCCTCTGTTGGCTGTCCCTTACGCCAATTACCTTTATCGTAATGGTTAGCTCCATACCTGAGTAGGTATCCATATCTCATTCTCACATACGCATCTAAGTGATTAGGTAATGGCTTATTTACATCATTATCTCTTTGACTTCCTGTTTCAAATACTCTATTATCTTTTTCCATAACTTAATCTATATAACTACTATCTTCTAATACAAATCTTAAACGAACTTCTCCTATTCTTTGTATATCATTATCAAATTCTGCTCTCACTTCAATACCACCATCAGAAATACAATAATCACCACGAAATTTAAGTGTCCACTCTATAACTTCATATAAATAATGTCTAGATTTTTTTCTTAAGTCATCAATTGTAGGTACTTCATCTAAAGGATACCATTTCCAATCTAAATACTGCATTATTTTTTGTACTTTTTCGTAGTCAAAATCATCCATAATTTCATCTACTAATCTTTGTGCTGTTGTCATTTTTTTAATTATCATTTTAGTTAAGGTTAAAAAAGGGAGAGCAGCTCAAGTCCCGTACTCTCTCGCCACCCTCCCTTAACTGAGGTAAAATTATATATTAATTTTTATATCTACAAAATATATTTGCTATTTATAATGATTCTAAATAATCTACTTAATATTATGAACTACAGTACCTACTAATCCCTCTTCCTTGTTGTATATAAAGCCTTCAGCACCCTTAATTGATCCTATGTAAGCCTTGCTATGATGCCAAGCATCTGGAGCAGATGGTGAGGTCAGGTAACGAACATTAACTCCCTTATAATCTCTTGCAGTCTGAGTCATCAAAGAATACTTATGGTGTAAGTGACCTAACAACCATTCTCTGTACCAAGTTTCGCTCCACATCTCTGTAGCTTCCTGCGCCATAATCAATGGAAGATCAGTTGGCTTCTCATTATGTCCGTGAGCTAAACCGATTAATACCTTACCGTACTGGTAGTACTTTCTTACTCTTGGTGTATTATCCACTTCTATCTGTGGATTGTTAGCGAATACTGCGGAGAGCACCTCACCTAAATAGAACACCCTTTCAAAATCGTGATTAGATAGGACCATCTTAATCTTAACTGGAGCTATCTGAGATAGTTTAATAGCAGCCTCACTAATTAGTTTAATACCAATTCTAAACATCTTCTGCCATCTCGTATCATCCATCTGTGGCGTACCAGCTGTAGTCTGTGAATAGGGTAGAGCTTTATCAGAATTATAAATATCATTACCTACAGGAAACAATATCTCCTCTACTCTATATCCTGAAGCCTTATTAATCAAATCATCCATAGCGTTATGGAATCTCGCCTGAGCTATGTTAATATCATAGTCCTCACCAGTTTCTTCTCCCCAAGCTAACTTGCCCAAATGCAAATCAAATATACTAGGAACAAATAGATTATTACTAATATTCTTTTCATACTTGATTGATTGCCACTTAAAAGAGTTTGCAATACTTTCTCTAACTTCATCTATGTATTCATTAAAAATTTCTTTAGGTGTTTTCCTATCAGATCCTGACGCATTGATGGAGAACTGCTGGCCTTTGTACCAATAGTAGTTAACATCATCTAATGGAATACCTACGATATCACACTCCTCAGATAATGCTTTGTGATCATCAAGTCTATCCCTTGTTCCTGATAGCCATAATCTTACTGCTCTTCCCTTACTTTCATTGTACTCTAATCCGTGATTCTTGCAGATAATCTTTCCAATTTCAGTAGAACTTAATTGGCTGTTAACCGCAGACAAAGCTATTGCCTCCTCTTTAAAATCTTCTTGTGTAAACTTTCCTTCATTTTTCATTGTTAATCTTGTTAAGTTAATTATTCAAATTTATTTTTCTTATTTATTTTAATATGACAGAGTACTAGAACTTCTGAGAATAATTTAAATAGCTCATCATCATTAATTATTGCCGAAGCTATAACTTTAGCCATATTTTTATTATTGTTGAATTCAATCTTAGCTGTTTCATCATTGTATAATGTTACATCTAAAAAACCTATTTCTTCTTTTTCTTCTTCTATACTCATTAACCTAATATTAAATAAAAATCTAATTCACCATCCCATTCAAACACTCCATCTACAAACCCACCCAACATAAAGTATAATTCTAATCGACCTTGTTTATTTACAAACACAGAGTCACTAAGTTGTTCTCTATCTTTCATTAAACCATTCATTAGGAATTAATCTATCTGCGAATAAGAATCCATTCTTTATACACCAATCTGCATAAGATGTTTTTGATCCTTTAGTTATCTTAGTCTTGGAGCTACTGAATACAAATCTAATATCTCTATTAGGATGTTGAGCTTTTATTAAGAGTTGTTTCTTTCTATCTTCAGGTAAGAATCTACCTTTAGTTTCTATGATAATGCCATTAGGCAATGTGAAGTCAGGGGTATAGGTATGTTTTGATGATGGTATAGTATAAGGAATCTTCTCAATCTCATACATAACCTCTAATCCTTTAGACGCTATCTGATGAGATACTGTATCCTCTAAACCAGATTTATATCCATTCTTTATTGCTATAGAACGAATATTTCTTTTCTTTGGTGGAGCTTTTCTTTTTATAGCCATTACCTAAATAATAAATACCCTGCTCCAGCACCAAGACCAACTCCTATCCAGAATTTAGCTTTAGATTTTTTATTAGGGATGGTAAATGATTTTAGTCCTGTAACCTTTACATAAGGATTAGAATTTGTAACTTCTACGACAGACTTTTTAGCTTTAAATAAACCCTGATTGATTTGCTTAAACGCAACGCTAACAGAATCTCTTAGCTCAAATGATTTTGACAAACTATCATTCTTTAAACTGATGTTAAAACTTAACCATTTGTTTTGAACAGAGTCATTAAACGCTATCTTACCATTAATAGTATCTAATTTAATTGTATTTATAGTGTCATATTTTATTGACTGCTCATAAACAGTACCTGATGAAGCACCATCCTTAATTAATTTAGCTAATCTTTTATTAGACTTACCTATTACAAGCAATAAGTTCTCTTTATCTCCTTCTAACAAGGAAATTTGAGCTACATTTTCACCGTTTTTTGATTTAAAATACTTAATTGAGTCTTGAGAAGCCATAATTAATGACTGCTGTTGCTCTAAATTGAACTTGTATTTATTACAAGTAGAGATTGAAATAACGATTAGTGCGAATAATAATGCTGCACCAACCCATTTTATGTATCCTTGCATAGCTTTAAATTTCAGCTAATATAAGAATATTTATTTAAATACAAAATTATTTTTCTTTTTTAAGATGAGTATTCTCTATTTCTAACTTCTTAATCTTGATAGACATATCTGTTATCTTAACGCCCATTGCGGAATTATCTTTACGGAGCTCATCGATTTGCTCCTTCATTATTTCTATTTGTTTTTGTAAGTCCTTAACCAATGTAGTGTAAGATTGAGATATTATTGATTCAGTTTCTGCCGATTGTTTTTTCCTTGAAAATATATTAGTCAAGAACGCAGTTGCTGCATTTGACAATATCAAAACGATTGCTGTTATAATTTCTGAGCTCATTTCATAATTAATGTTATGCTTACAAAAGTAACAAAAATATTATTGCTATTTAGGAACATAACTTAAGTTTACAGAATTTTCTCTCTTACCGAATTTACTCTTAACTAATAATGGATTATTTTTATTCTCTGCATAAGCCCAGTCTTTAACTCCTAGTTGTTTAAATCTATTTGCTATTCTATCGTTATAATGATACATAATAGTTCTTACTCTTCTTTGGATATCTCCTCGTGTAGCATCGTGAGTGTTTTGTCCATTAGTATTATTATATATGTATTGAATGTAACCTAATGCTTTTATGTGACAGAACTTAGTTACTAAGAATGTTCCTACGATGAGCTCATAATCATCAGCTATAGTTAATCTTCTGTTATGCCCACCAACCTGATTATAAACACTTCTTCTCCACGCTCTAATATGATTTGGTACACCTACTATATGTCTAATAGTCTTAGGATTTATACCTACACAAACATTTACATCCCAGTCACCCTCTTTTCTATAGTTACCATATCCAAATGCAAATCCTTCAGGGTATTTAAGAGATTCATTGTTCTCATTTAGCTCTACACAGTCAGTATAAAAGAAGCCACACTCTGGATGAGCTTCAGATGCTTCTACTAAGTATCTCGCACACTCAGGCATCAACTGATCATCGTGGTCAACCTCAGCTAATAGATCTCCCATACACATCGATGCAGCTCTGTATTTAACCTCTCCTATAACGCCATTTGAAGCCTCTTTAAAGGTATGTACTTTAACTCTTGAGTCTTTACTTGCAATTTCTTTTAAAGTAGCTGAGAGAGCTTTATTTTGAGGCGAATCATTAACTACAACCCATTCCCAGTCAGGCATAGATTGATTAACTATAGATTGATATAGATTGTTTAATTGAAACTCTTTAGTATTGTAACAAGGAGTGAAGAATGATACTTTAGGTCTATGTGGATTTAAGATGTAGTTCATAGAAACATTATAAGCTACTTCTCCTAAGTTGACAGATATCTTATTCTTTAAATGAAACCATCTTTTTTTAATATCCATAGGAGAGCTCATCAATTCCTTATAATCAGTAAATTTACCACCAACAGTTATAATAGCATCAGGATCGAATGATACCATATCCTCACCATTATATTTAACATTTAATGTAGTATCTTCATATCCTAAGTGTATGGTAGAACATAAATAAGGCTCACCTTCTCCTATATAAACTACCTTTGGTAATGATGTGTTATTAATTTTTTTTTTAATCTCCTGTAGGTAGTTATAGTAGCAAAGAATCTTATCTATTAATATAAACTTATCAGAATGCGTATTATGGAGAGCTTGTATAAACTCACCATCACCACAATAGTTACCTATAAATTTAGCATATTTAAAAGATTCAACTTTAACAGTATACTGAGCTAAGTCAATACCTTTAATAGATATATTAGAATCAATAGCATATCTAACATCACATCCTGTAAAATCTTTACCATCTACTTCTTGATTATAACAGAATGCTAATGCTTCAGGATTCTCTTTGATGAGCTCATCAATAGCTTTAAAGTAATCAGGATGACATATATTATCATCATCCATAAATGTTACATAATCTTTACTATTCAGATTACTTACAATATTGTTTAGTTGAGGATATAAATACTCACCTTTAATACCTTTCTTGAAATGAATAACAGAATCTACGCTGTATAGCTCACCTAATAATTTAGCATCTAATTCCTCTACTATAGAAATATCAAATACAATATGCCACCTAACATAATTTAGGTTAAAACCAATAGAATCCCTTATCGCTAAGAGATTCTCTGGTCTTGTACATCGAGTAATAACGTGCAGCTTCAAATTAATTATTTACTACTTCTGCTTCGTTAGTTACTTCAGATGTTGGTTTCTGTGTAAACAAATCAATCGCTTGTTTTACCACTACAGCATCTTCTAATGTAAGTGCTCCTTTTGATTGAGCTACTAATGCTACTTGAATTAAAACCTTAATCGCTTCTTCTTGAGTCATAACTTTTAAATTTAAACCCAAAGATAAACAATTATTTGTTAATTTTCAAATGGTGGAGGTAAAGTTACATCTATAGGATGAATAATCAATTCAATCTGTGAATCTAAATTAATATCCATTGCAGGAACATCCATTGATGCTTCTAACCAACCAACAATTTGGTCTTTGGTTAATTGGTCATAAGGTGTGAAATTCTCTGTGCTTGGAGGATCAACCGTTTGCGCTCCATAAGTTTCAGCTGTTATACCATTTTCATTGGTAGCACTATATCTCCAATGTACGGTGTATACAACATCTGTCATATCACCTTCTTTTACTTTGCAATCTAATGCACTAATTGTCCAGTTGTAAGTGTTCATATTATTTTTAAATTAATTCTAATCCTAATTGTTGTGCTAACCAGTTGATAACATATTGATTGTCTGCTCCCCATTGTGCGAAGATATCTTCAGGCATAGTTAATGAGTTATGTGACACTATTTTCTTAGTGCTTGACTCTAATAACTGATAAGTGATTTTAGCAGTAATATCTTCTATATCAAATATCACTCTAATTTTAATTTCATTTGCTATCCCTATATTTCCAGGGAATGTAATTGGTTTTATATTTGCCATTTTATTTTATTTTAAGAGTAAAAACAACTATCTAAATCTGTTCCAGAATCAAATATCGATACATTACCAGTCATATACATATCACCGCCAGCATTTACAGTAAAATTACCATAAGAACTACTATATCCTCCATTTTGCCAATAATAACAAACTTCATTTAGTGTATAAATAGGAGCTCCAGAAAATCCATTTGTTGGTTCAAAA